GTTGCTGCGGTGCCTCTGACCAGCAAGGGAATGCTCACTGGCACGAGAGCTGTGGTGTTGAGCTTCATGCGCCAAAGCACCGTGCCGCCAGCCCCGTCACGAATGGCGAACTCGGTAGCTGCTCCGAGAGTATCGCCGCTCATTTGCACGTTTGTGATGACGTTGCGTCGGCCCGACACCGCCGCCTTGATGGTGACGGCCGTGGTCGTGTTGACAATGCCGCTCGCCGCGGCCACGTAGGTCCAATCGGCGAGCGGAATGCCATAAGTGGCAAACTGCGGGTTCATGCCCATCCCATCACACCTTCACAACGTAGTAGGCGATGACGATGGTGCCGTTGAGTGCCGACGATGCATGCGTGTTGCGGATGCGGATGACGCACGAGCCGGCCGCCGGCTGCACACGATTGACGGCAATGCCTTCGGTCGTGTTCGTGCCGTTGGCCACCGACACGAACACATGATCGGCCGCCACGATGTTGGCATTCGTGAGCGTCAGCACGTAGTCAGAGCCGGCGGCCGTGGTGATCGCTTCCGACGTGATCTTGCCGGCGAGCAGATTGAGCGTGGCCGCGCCGGCAGCAGCGGTCGCAGTCGACGACTCCGGATCAATGATGACGGGAAAGGCATAGGCGGTGCGTTGCGGCATGAGCGCGCTTCCTCAATCGAAATAATGGGGGAATTGGTGGGCCGGAGGCAGACACAGCCATGGGGGTGTCACGCCTGCCGCCGGCCCTATTGACCGTCTGGGGACCGGTCAATCGTTGGCGACGTACTCGATTTCCGCCGACAGGGTGCCCGATGCCGTGGCCGCAGCCGTCAGGGTCGCCACCAACTCGTACCAGCGTACGGGATCAGCGGTAAGGCCCACATCCTGCCACACCTGGCGCTGGATGTTGGCGATGTCGCGCGCCTCGTAGGCGACCTCAATGCCGGTAACAGACGCTGAAGCGATCGAGGCCGCCGATGCATAGGCATCGACATCAACCACCGCTCCGCCATTGGCTGGGTTCGCCGTTGTCTGGTAAACGCCGACGTCTGCGGCGGCCGAGGTAATGGCGTCACAGAACAGCTTAAGCGACGTGATACGCCACGACGAGTGCACACGGGCCAGAATAAACTTAGACCCAATAGAGTCGCCGTTGGTAACCTCGACAGTCGCGCACACTGAGCGCTTGCGCCCGTGATTGACGAAGATCGGATCGAGTGTCTGAACGACGCTCTCCGCATTCGAAATACGGGTCGATTTGACCGTTACGACAGCCATGATTCATTCTCCTCATTGGAAAGCTGGTGAGTGGCCGTCGTCATCAGGCGCCGGGACCGTTGGATGCATGACACTCGATATAGCCGACGCGAACCTCCTCAAGGCGGGTAGCCCCCACCGTCAAGGCGCAGAACACCTGCGTCGAGTAGTTCTTGTCGGGCCGCTCGCTGATGCGCGTTTTGATGTCGTCGCTCAGGGCCAGACACATGCCGCCCTTGGCCCAATAGAGGCACTTGTCATAGCCGTTGGCGTCCTGCTGGATCAGCTCGGTCACGACAATATTAAAGCCGTGATAGCGCACCACCGTTCCGTCATAGAGCGGCTTCAGGACGTTGTAGTCATGGCTGACGTGACGCGAGTCTTTCATGAGCGAGGCCACTTGGCGCTGATTGATCACCAGCGTTTTCTCGTCCTCGACGTCGACGTTGTTGGAGCCCAACAGCTTCATCGCCTCGATCATCTTGGCGACGTTGAGCCCATAATTGGCCGACGTTGTGCCCGGCCAGCGCTCGGTCACACCCACCGTCATTGCGGTATTGTAGGCAGTTGCCGTCGAGCCATCCTCGCCCGTGTACGCGGTCGCATCCGCCGCCGCCATAATGGTGCGGTCGATCTGCCGACCCGCCGCCATGGCGGCGGCCTCGACATACTCGCTCGACGGATTGAGCAGCATCCTGAGCTTGTCGGAATCGTCGATCAGCTCGGACCACTTGTAATCGCGCGCGCTGTAGCGCCGGCGAGCGTGAGGCATGTCAACCCGTTGCGTATCGGCGTGCCGACTGGTGACCTCGATCATCTCCGTCGAGCCCAGCTGATCGACGTAGCCGGACTTGCCGCGCAGAATGTCGGTCTTCACCCTCTGGCGCAGCTTTGAACCTTTCTGCTGCGACAGATGGTAAACGCTGTCTTTGTACTGTTGCACGAAGTGCGTAGGAATATTGACGGACATCTGTCCATCTCCTTGTGATTAAGGGGATTGATGGAAGGACGTCGATCCGTCTTCGGTTGTCGGCGAATGCCGGCCGCGCGGGCTCGCGTTGACGCGAACGCTTACGGGTCACTCGGCCGGGGAGCTTTCGCTCTTGTCCGGTCCTTGGGGATTTGGCTAGCGGTTTGCTCAGGGGCTCTATCGGCTTGTCCCGCCGCTAACCAATCATCCAATTGTTGAGCGCGCCCCATCCATAGCTCCATGTCGGGAAGCGCAATGCCTTCAGGCTTGGCGAGACGTAGCGCCTCGAGCCGGCGTTGTTCGGGTGTCATGCGATTTCCGGGTACAGCTTCCGGTAGAGATCTTCCATCTCACGCACCAGACGTGCGTTGTCGGGATGGGTGTGATCGTAAAGCGCCTTGTGGTTCTTCTCCCGAAAATCCGCGATTGCCTTCTGAATGTCAGCCGGCTGCGCCTGTCCGGCGGGACTGCCTTTAAGCTGGGTCGAACCGTTCATGTCCTTGCCAATACGCGCGAAAATCCGCACGAGACGGGGATCGTTGCCCAGACCTGTCTCGTCCAGATGCGTCAGGAACTCCGGGTCGCCATACTGGCGCAGCACCGTCTTGGCGTTCGTCAGGGCGGCGTCGTAACCTTGACCGAACTCGGTCTGTATTCGATTCTGCGCCTCGGCCTTGGCCTGCTTCTGCATCTCGAGCCAGCCCGAATGCCGCTCGACCTGCAACTTCGCGAAGTTGTCATAAAAGCTCTTGGCTTGGCGCTTGTTCAAGCCGTTCTCAAAGGCCCATTGGCGGTAGAACTTCTCGCCGTCCTCATCGTATTGCATCCCGTCCGGCAACTGCGGGCGCTCGAACTGATAGTCGTCGATCTTCTCGGGCCGGCCGCCCGCCACATACCAGCGCTGCCAGCCCTCCGCGTCGTCCTCGCTCGCCGGCACGGCAATGCGGTCGGTGCGGCTGTTGAGCTTTTCCAGGTTGAGATAGGAGCGGCCCAAATCCTCGACGCGCGCCTGCTTCTTTTCTGCATCCCAGAACTTGGCTGGGATATACTCGGGCGGCCCATCAACCACGGCCTGAATGGCCTTGTCGGCCGCGCTCTCTGGCTTGGCCGGCACCATCGATGCCGGTGGCGCGCCCCCTGCCTGTGCTTCCGTCAACAACGTTCCACCTGTGCTCATCAATCACCTCTGCTGCGGATCATTCGCTCGAGCAGCTCTGAGTCATCCCACGCATTGGCGGGCGCATCCTCAGGCCTCAAGCCGATCAATTGCACGATACGCAACGCGACGTTTTTCTCACCCTGCTCGCGGGCCATGGTGAGGGCATCAGTCGCCTCACTGACCTGATAGACACCGCACCAGGTCATGAGCTCGGCGATGGCAACGCGGCCCTCGGGCGTAGCGTGGAAACTCTTCCAGGCCGACGCGATACGCTCTTCGGCCTGGGCGCGCGCTGGTTTACGCGCCAGCGGCGGCCTCCATGCCCGGCACGCCCATATCCGGCGGAGCCTGGCCGCTCATCAGGGCTCGTGCTTCAAGCTGTGCGCGCGGGTTGTTGGCGGTCTCTTGCTGGAAGCGGGCAATCAACTCGGGAATATTGATGCCGCCTTTCTGGCCTGCGTCGGCCAACTGCTTGACGGCGCCTGCACCCTTGCTGGCGATATCGGCCATCGGCAGCCCCGCTTGCACGGCCTGCATGGTCTGTTCCTGCTGGTCGCTGGCTTCGAGGGATTCGCCGTCGACCAGCAGATCTGGATCGTTATTGAACAGATCCCAAAGCCACCGGAACAGCTTGCTCACGTCAAGGTTCTTGCTGGCGATCTGGGCTGCGATATCCGGCCCGAACATGCCAATCAGCTGCATCACCTGCATGATGCCGTTGGCCTGCTGTTGCTTCTGAGCAGTGGCAATCGGCGAGACGTACTCGACTGTGAACTCGCGCTCCTGGATGGCCTCAGGTGCCGGCGGCAGAACGCCCATGCGTGACAAGATGCCGAACACGCGCTCGACCAGCGGCCCAAGGGCTTCGGACTCAAGGCGACCCACGAGCGGGCCAAACAATCGCATCTGTTCAGCGGTACGGTGCACGACCTCGGTTGCGGTCATATCCGCCCGGTCGGTCATGCGCATGATGTCAGCATAGAACGTGCGTAAAATCTGCTGCCGAACCTGTTCCATCTCCTGGGCAATGAACTGAATGCCTTGTAGGCTCACCGGCTGCATCATCACCCCTTCATTGGGGTTGCCGCGCCAGTAGTTGATGCCGCCGGGAATGGTCCGCGTCTGCCCAATACGCCCATCGTCCCTCAGCCACATCGGGGGGTCGCCGGCCTTGTGGATCAACTTCAGATAGCTGACCTTCAATGCCTGCAACATCTTGACATCGGGCAATGCCATCATGCCGGGGCCGCGGCCGTAAAGCTCGCCGCTGTGCTTCGAGAAACGAGCCACGAGATACGGGAACTCCGGAAAACCGCTCTCCTCCAGCAGATGGCATTCCTCGTGCTCGAAGTAGATCGACGCGAACGGCATGTTGATCGCGTTTTTCTTGTCGTAGGCCCGCTCCGCACGCGGCATCACGCAATGGATGACCTTGATCTTGTCCTCAAACTTGCGATCGCGGTACTTGTCCCTGACCTTCTCCGAAACGTCCCATCCGTCGCTGTCGGCCATTTGCATCATTTGCCGAACAGTGTACTCGGAGCAGCGGTAGACAGTGTCGACCCGTCCTTGCGCATTCTCGACAAACACACATTCCGCCAACGACCGGGCTTCGAACATCAGGCCGCCATCGTCACGCTGACCCATGAACAGGATGGCGTTACCGAAGGCTCCGAGGTCCAAGTAGAACTTCTGTACCTCCGGCATTTCGTTGATGTCCCAGACCTTGCCGGATGGATCTTGCCATTCGCCACCGCCGACCATGCGCAGCGAGAACCACTTCGTGGCGGGGTTCGTGGCCATGCCGTGCAGGCCAGCGCCTAGCATCTCGTTGGCGTGAATGCCGGTCGGGTCATAGACCCGGTTCATCTGCTTCTCGCCGGCTGTGCGCATCCCCACGAAATCGATCTTGCGAGGCGATATGACCTCGCCGATCTCTTGCGCATGCGCTTCGAATTGCGAGCGCTC